TAATCAAAAGCATAGCCATTTTTATATTAGCCGGTACGTCGCTAGCTTGGGTATAGCCGCAGGTATAACGTACTATAACAGCGTTTACCGTGTCCTTCGTGCCATACCAGCCGTGCTCGGGCATAATACGGGCAGGCTCGCTTACTAGGTCGCTTCTATAATCGTCTGTACTTACGGTCTGCTCGTCTCCGTTTCCGTCTACATACTTTAAGCTGGTTACGCTTTGTACTGGCCCTCTACTTAAATAGACTATATTACGATCTCCCCTAAACGGATCTACCCCCGTTTTATATACCGGGAAAAAGTCGTAAAATTCTTCTATTACCGTAGTTAAAAGAAACCTCCCTAAGTAGTGCTCGGCCACTTGCGTAGCCGCGTCAATAAGTACCCCTAGTAGGGTATCTTCATCGCTAGAGTCTACCCTTAAGTAGTCCTTAACTTCTTGAACCGTTAGCGCTTTTAAGCTCGCTGGGGTAATTATTGTGTAGCTCATTACTTAGCTCGGGTATTTCTTTTAGTGCTCTTTTTGCTTACTGCTCTCTCAGCTTTAGCTTCCTTCTTCTCCTCTACTACTTCGCAGAAGTTAGCATTTAAAAACTCTTGAGCAGTAGCTGCGGGCAGCTCTACCACCTGGCCTGCCAGGTAGTAGAAGTCTGCACCGCTTATATTTTGGTTAAATAAAACCTTCATATACTACTGTTCTAAGCTTACGCTTGGATCAAGTGCTTAATAGCTGACGCTTGAAGTACGTTACCGTCAACACGGCGGTAAGCGATAAACCCAGTAGAAAGGGCATCAGCGAAGCGCTCGTTAAGACGTAGCAACTGTACGCCACCTGCTTCGTGTACATAGTACTGCTTAAGATCACCGAAAATAATAGACTTCTTACCAGTAGCGATACCGTCCATATCTTCGTTAACGTGTACCGGCTTACCGAAAAGCAAATCTACGCCACCCACTTCCATAGCTGGTACGAATACCGGGAAGTCGTTTGAGCTGCCGAATCCTAGTTTTCTCACAGCTGCAAGTGTAGCGCTGTTCATCATAAACCCAGCGCCTGCTGCGTTACGGTAAGAAGCGTCTACTGCGTACATTAGGTCTAAGATTTCTGCAATAGTTACAGCTGTAGCCGAAGCAGCAGTCTTACCTAAAGTAGAACCAGTTACAATACCTTGAGGCTGTGAGCTGTTTGTACCAGTTGTAAGGTGGTCGTTAATACCACGGTTCAAACGGTTAGCTAATTGGCCACCTACAAAACCTGCCAAGTCAAAAGCGTTATCTGCCATTAACTGGTTAGATACCTTAACGATTTTAGAGCTGTAAGTATATGGCTCAAACTTCACGTTTGTAAAGGTCATATCGCTTACAGTCTCAGCTGTACCCTCACCCAAGATAGCAGCTACTACCGCTGTATCGTCGTTAGCTGGCAAGTTGAAAGCTTGACCGTTAGAAGTACGAATAACTGTAGCTACTCGCTCGATATCCGACTTAAACAATTCCGTAGCGCTTACAAAATCGCTCCAGTTTTCCGGTACCAAGAAACCACCTAGACCGTCGTTAGTAGTAACCTGCGTAGAAGTACCGCGTAGCTCTTCCATAGCGCGAACCTCGTTAGCGTTAAGGCCGTTCATACCTTTGCGAAGGTAAGCGTTAAACGCGTCGCGAGCTTCTACCTTTGCAGGTGCTGCTTCGCGTACCTCGTCAGCTTTAGAAGCCATCTCTTTTTTCAATTCTTCGGCGCGCTCAATACGAGCAGCAGCTGAGCGGAGCTCGTCTACTTCGTTAGAAATTGCGTCGAATTTTTCGTTTTCCTCGTTTGAAAGGTTGCGGCCTTCTGCTTTTGCAGCCGCTACCATTCCCTGCATTTGCTCTACTAGAGCGCTGCGCTTTTCGCGCATTTGTTTAGCATTCATCTTTAGCTAGTTTAATTAAAGCATTATATATATTATAGTTTACCTCCTCTTGTGGTGTCTCTCTCGCTTCCTCCGCTTCGCCTTCGCTGTTAGGCTCGGCGCTGCGTAGTCCGCTAGAGGATGAAACGTACGCCGGGTAAACTACGGCCGATACGTCAAATAAAGAGCTTACACTCTCTATATATCTTATGTGCTGGCCTTCTTCCATTCGCCAGCTATCTTTATCTACAGTAAAGCCAAAGCTAGACTGTGTTAAATCTCCTCTTCTGTACAGCTCTAGTAAATCATTACCATAGCTAGTGTTAGGCATCTCGAAGCGGTAGTATAGGCCTTTTTCGTCCTCCTTAAGCTCTAAGGTGCCGCTAGTGGTTCTAGCTAGTAGGTAGTTGCTGTCGTGGTTGTATAAGGCTCTTACGTCATCTCCTAGAGCGTTCTTAAAAGCTCCTGGTAGTATGATCTCGCGAAAGCCGCCTAAATCTTCGCTCATACTATTAAATACGCTGGCGTAGCCTTCTACGGTTCTACCCTCTAAAGCTCTAGCCTCTCCATTGTAGCTACGCTTTTCTACTACCTCGCTTTTACTGCGTACCTCTGCGCCCTCTACTTTTCTTAAGGTGCTAAATAAGTGGGCTACTCTTAGAGGCGGTTTACGCTCTACAAAAGCTTGCTCTTCGCTGTCGTATTCGTAAATACTAATAAGCGCCGCTGGATCTTCTGCCGTGCCGTTTACCTTAAATCCGCTATCCGCTTCTATTTGTCCGTTTCGCTCAATCTCTACCACTACGCCTTGGCTTCTACCGCCGGAGCTATTCCAGCTTACGAAGTCTCCTACGCTTAGCTCGTCTGCTTCCGCTCGCTCGTCCTCTTTATCGTAGCCAGCCTCTTCCATTGGCTCGGCCTTACCGTACGTTATAATAATCTCGGTATCGGTTTCTTCTACGCTCTTAATATGGCGCAGGCTTTTTTCTTCTTCCATATTCTCTAAGGTTCTTTTAGCCCAGCGGTGCATCTCGTCTCCACCCCAAGCGGCGTACATTATACTACCGCAAATCTGTTTGCCGTCCTCATCCTTAAAACTGCCCTGGTCGTATACTTTAGCTCTGCTTAGGAAGCTATATATACGGGGTAGCCTATCGTGGCTTACCGCTTCTCTATTGGCTATAATACGGGCGCTTTCCCAGCCTACCGGGGTACCGCAGTCGGTACCTTCCTCTTCTCGGATCTTAAGCGCTCTCTTAGCGTTATCGGTTGCAGCTTGGGGGTAGTCAGTCCAGGGCATTAGTCTGCGTCTACGTTAGTATTATCTTCTCCGCTCTGTACCATATTTAGAGGCTGTAGGTATACGTCGCCGCCCTCGATTGGGTTAAGGTTCTCTAGGTCTCTAATATCGTTTACCGATAGCCAGCCCCACTGCCTAGCAGTAGCGTAAGCATCGTAGCGGCCTTTAAGGTCTCCACGCATTAAGCCCTCCATAGTGAAATAAGCATAGTAGTTAGCCTCGTCCTCTCTAAATAGCTTACGGTTAAGCTCTACCTCCATACGACGGACGTAAGGCGTTATACAGTCCCTTACGAAAGTAATAGCCTGCTGCTCTACGTTAGCTCTAGTAGAGCTATTCTCTAGGTCTGCTAGGTAGCTAGGCGGTAGCCTAAAAATACGGGCTATTTCGTTTACTTGGAATTTACGGCTCTGTAAGAATTGGGCAGCCTCCGGGTCTAGTCCTACCTTTTCGTACTTCATACCTTCCTCAAGGATAGCAGTACCGTGCGAAGCTCCTAGGCCAGCGTTAGCTCTGTTCCAGCTTTCTTTAAGTCGCTTAATAGCTTCAATAGATAAACGGCCAGGCGCAGTAATAATACCGCCCGTATTGGCTCCGTTAGAATAGAAGCGCGCGCCGTACTCTTGGGCTGCTAGCCCAATAGCTACGGCTTCGCGGGCTACTTGTATAGGACTCTTACCCGTTAAACCGTTGAAGCTTAGCCCTACGAAGTGAAGTACCTCGTAATCTAAGTACGTCTCTTTATCGTTAAAGATATAGACCTTTTCCCCGTCTACTACCTTTACCTCTACTAACATAGGGTTAAGAGGTATAAGAGCTGTAGGACGGCCAGCAGCGTTTAGCTCGATCTTAGCATAGGCATTACCGTGTAGCACCAAGTTAGCAGCCATAGCCTCACGAAAAGTAAAGCTAGAGCTTACGCTGTTAGGCGCTTTAGCTAGTAAGTGCTGGATAGGGTGCCCGTCGGCTTTTGTTCTAGTCTCGCCGTCGTATTGGTATACATTGAGGGGTATACTTGCGATAGTCTCGCTTATGATCCTTACAGCTGCGTAAACAGCGCTAAAGGTTAGTGCGTTATCTTCGCTTACTTGTACTCCCGTTTTGCTAGTACCAAAAAGCCCCGTAAGCCACGCAGCAGGATTGCTTAAGCTAGTGCTGGGGTTTTCCGGGGAGCTTCTAAATAAGCGGGCTAATAGCCCTGGGTTGTTATTTTCTGCCAAAACTTAGAAGTATATACTTTAGGCAAATATACGAAAAAAAGTATTTACTTCTTGTATGTTTAGCTTTTTTATTGTATAGGTAGCCTCGTAATCTTAAACCGCTCGTTCTCGTAATAGTTGCAGCGGGCGTTTATAACCTTGGTTAAGGTGCTATAGTTTAACTCTAAAGCCTTACAAGCTCTTGTAAGGGTTCTATATCCTTCTACCTTTTTAGAGCTCTTATGCTCTACTAAAATTACTCTCATATAAATAGTATAGTATCTCCTAAGTCGTGATCTTCCCCAGTAGCGCAAGCTGGGCATATATCTAGCGCCGTTATATCGCTTAAAGCTTCGGTATACGTTCCGCAGCTTTGGCAGTAGTACTCTACGTTATCCATTAGCCTACTAATATGTACTGTAGAAACTGCATAAGTTTAAACAGTAAATTCATAGCTGGGAAAAATAGAAGGGCGCTAGCCGCTACTATAAGGAGCGCTCTAGCGTCCTTCTGCTCTTGGGTTATTACTTTCTTTGCCATTGTCTTAAATAGTGTTTAGCTTTTTCTAAGCTGTTAAACTTGC